GCCCATTCACCATATAATTCTTACCACCAGATGTAACAGTGCCATAAACTAAATTCTTCGAAACCAAATCAGACAATTGATGAGGAGTAGTGGTTTTAGCATCAGTGCGAACTGGTAATTCGCGAGTTGACACAGGTATCCACACGTCTTTCTCCATATCTCTTTTGTCGACTTCAACTTGAGTAGTTGGTTCAAGGGAACCTTGGATTTTCATTGATTTCCAAGATCGATACATTTTTGACAATGTGTACAGAATTCCAATGACACCAACTGCTTTGCAAATATTGCTAACATGGGTGTCACGTATTTCCGTCAACATAGGTTCAATTGTGTTGCGATCAACCAATTCACTTTGAAACTCTCCTATGACAATCTCCGCCATATACTTTTGTACTGTTAAAGAAACAAGAAGCAATAGCAAGAGTGAAAAGAAGAGAATAGTGTTTGGTATGTAATCTTCATAGAAAATCAAAGCATAAAACAAGGATGCAGTCAACGTCCACAGAGAAAAAGTGTTGAGACCATAACGCCTCTTCAACTTACTCTTATTTATGAACATTAAACATTGAACAACTCTCTCATGTTGAAGCCATGGGGTTGGTATGCAAGTAACCCAATCCCAGTGTTTGGTAAAACTCCTCGCAGCGCCTAACAAAGCGAGAACACATGCATTTTCGGCAATAGTTTCAAGACCAAGAAAATCTTTCTTGACACGTTTAACGACCATATTTATAGAATCGTTGTACGCTGTCGCAATACTTTCGCCAAATTGTTGCTCCATTTCGTGCTTATCACAATAACCATGAATCTGTCTACAACCATCCACTCCGCAGGTTCGAACTCTATCAGAACGTTTTTTCATACGTTCCAAAATATCGTCTTGCGCAAGTGAATGTGTTTCAAATTCTTCAATCAAATATTGAACTACACGACGGAAAGGCACATTCACCATGGGTTCACCACGATATAAAACGGGCTTATATTTAGCCACACATCGCAATTCATCAGGTTGAACAGCCTTTTCGACGGTCAAAAGCCACAAATCATCAAAAGTGGGATTACTCCCAGTTTCTAGATAATGTGCCACAACTTTTGCAGAATCAATACCCTGTGGCCTACCATCAACAATATATTGAAATTCAGGTTTAGCCACAACTGTGATAACAGCAACTGGCCGACGTTGGATCGAATAAGGACAATTTGAATATGTGTAAGCATCAAGGTCTTTCACGTTAGTATTCACAACGCAGAGGACAGGCTCGACAAAAATCTTACCCTTACTATCTAAATCAGCCATATTGGCATAGTAGGGTTGATTATTACAAACATCAATCATGACACGAGTAGGTGGCCTCTCAACGAAGCTACTTTTATCGTTTGCCATGTCATCGATAGTCAAAACCAATTTATCAGAAGTCCATGTAGACATGTACTTGTCAGATGCGTTATAAGATGCACGATATTCTTTGCCAGTTGGGTAACCGGCACTCGTCAAAAGTGCATCAATCAATTGATCAGCACAAGTAGTCTTTCCTTGACTACTTTGGCCACACAATTCAATTGTAAATGGAGCTCGTCGGACACCACTACTAATTTTCATAGTAATGTAG